GCGGTTAGAGCGGTTGCCCAGGCTGTTTTGTTGGCAGCGTTAAAGTTCTCGCTGTTCTGCAATTCCAGCGTGTAAATCAAAGCTCCTTCCGATTGCAGCGCGTGAGAGTCTTCCATCACATACCACGTGTCGTTGTAATCAGGAGCAAGAGGGCCTCCACCGCTAATTACGTTACCCGGAAATCCACTGGTAACAACTTGAGAGAACTTCGGAATAAGAATCGCCGTTGCCGCCGCAGATGCGAGAGTGTTTGTATGAGCCGGTGTTCCATATTTGTTTCCGGCCCCGGATGGAATGAACTTGAATGTGCCATGCTTGATAGATTCCTTATTAACCAACGTGGCAATCTTCCCCTGGCCGTCTGTGATGACGGCGGTTGCATCGGCATTCTTGACCTCCGCCGATTGGCCCATGATGTAGATAGCCGTGCCGGCCAAAAGAATATCTCCGTCCGCTCCATAAACGATTGCATTTCCGCGAATAGCTGGTGTGCTCATATCTTAATTCTTAATAATAGGTTCAATGTCAACCCAACAAAGTTATCAATTGATGGATTAGGTTTTACTCGGATAGAATAGGATTGAGTTGCTTCTCAGCATAGCTTTCCCACTCTTTCATTACCGCGCTAAATCCATAGTCTAATGCTTCACCAAGGTATTTCTCCACCCGGTCTATGTGCGCGTCATTTCTGCCACCGCCTGAAACATCAAATTTAGCTACCGGGTTCCATCCCTCATGCGCTGGATCCGCGTGTCCCCGTGCTGGCCCGAAAGATGACAAACCTGTTCCACCACTGATTAGGAATTGCGATTCGTTCAATTCGGAAAATAGTTTCTTCAAGACCGGAATGAATGCAACCTTCAATGAGCCTACTGCGCGCGATCTTGATGAAAGCCATTTCTCCACCATTTTTTGCATTATAGTTGGGCCATATTCACGAGGGTCAATTCCTCTCTTGCGCAACTCTGCCACAAAGATATTCGTTGCACGGATAATTTCCTGGCCTTGACCCCATCGTGCCTTTGCTCTTTTAAGTCTCTTCCCGCTCTTCCCCGCAACCTCATAACGCAACCTGCCTAGCTCTTGAATAGCTGACCTGTCCGCTACCTTCACTGCGTCAAATCCATGCTTGGCAACCATGAGCGCCGTCCGGTTTGTGATAATCGGAAGTGATTGTTTTGACCGTGCCACGCGCTTCCGAAAGTCCTCTTGAAACGCTGTGAAATTCGTTTTACAGGTAATACCCATATTACACTGTCGCTCCAAGGTTAGCTTTTGATACCTGATTATGTCTCACTAGAAACTCTGTCACCCATGAAGCGGTTTCTATCCGCGTCTCAACATCCGTGAAAATATATCCCTGCACGGAAAGGTTTGATGATGACAGAAGCCGGTCAAGCTCCATGACCATGAATAAATCTTGAATGTATCCTGCCCGTTGCTCATGCACATCGCGCAAGGATGTAAATCCATCCGGCAATGGATTCTGTGAATCATCAAACGCCGTAACAACTTTTACATGAACATCCATCTGCCAATTACCTGACATTGGCTGACCCTCTGAGTATTTTAACGATGGAACGATAATCGCAACGTGAGTTGTTTCCAAGTCCGCCGAGTCCATTCCAAGATGAACTGGAGTCTCAAGCAAGTCCGCTATGTTCGGGTCGTTGGTAATGATCGCCTGATAAGCCTGCTCAAGCAAATAATTGACAGTAGTATGGGGATTAACGGCCATATTACCTCGGAGGAGAAGTGTTGGATATTTCCAACTTCACATGCGGGAAGCTAGGGTTGGCATGAACCATTTCGATGTAAAGTGTTTGGTTGTTGAAAATGATCTGCTGACCAGCCAAAGGTAGTGTCTCAAGGTCGGCAACTAGGTAGGTCAACGTCCCTCGATAGACAATCCATTTACCACCTGTGATTACATCGCGCCCCTGGTCAATGATTGACACCGAGCATGGAACCTGCTGCCCTTGAATTGTGGCAACTTGCGGAAGTTCCGCCTGGCGTTCCCGTATGATCCCCGAAATGTCATCTATCATGGACATAAATTAAAAGCCCCGCCCGGTTCCAACCGGAGCGGGGCTTGACACGCAACCAATGATTGTTACAACAGGATTTGGATTGTCACCTGTGCCGCCGTGTTGTTGCCGTCCGTGGACGGCACTGAAAGCTGAATCTGAAAGTATTGACGGATGTTCGCCGGTGGGCGAAAACGGAAAACAGTCGCTAACGATCCGGTAGCAGCAACCCCCAGCACACTCGCTTGAATGAGCGGGTTCGTGTTGGCGAAAGTAACACCATCGGCTGAATCTTGTAGAGTCGCGGTAATTGACAAACCTGTGTTCGTGTGATTCGGCAGTGCCGGAAAGGCTACCTCTATCTCCATTTCTTCCGGCTTGAAGGTACCGGCCCCGATATTGCCATTGAATGGAGTGATATTTGCCGTCGCGTTTGCCGCTGGAAGATAACCAGTTCCACGCAGATTCGCATCGCGGATTAACCGATTGTAATTCGTCGCCATAATTGTATTGTGTTGTTTAGGTTAGTGTTTTGAAATGTCGCAAATGATGAATTAGGTTAAACCACGGTTTCAGTGTTTGTCAGAGAATCCGTAACCACAATGGGATGACCGCCCAACTCAACTGGAGTCGGAGCGAACTGCATTGGAGTCGCCGCTGTGATCGCACCGACAATAACACTGCGAGACTTCTGCAAGCCGAGTCGGGTAGGCCGGTTCATAAACCAAAATGCCCGCGATGATCCTGCACCATAAGAAACTTTCTGACCTTCAGTGCCGGTGAAGGATTCCGGCAAGACGCCCACGGGGAATTGCGCAATCAATGTCGCGCCAAGCGCATCCGTCAAAGGATGGGCAGTGCTGCCGCTGGCGTTGTCAATATCATAGACGCGCCCAACCGCTTTCGAGTAATTGAACGACAGTCCGATCCAGCCGGCAAGGTTGTTGACCTTGGCGAAGAAGTTCATGCCGTTGATATCTTTGACTTGCTGCCGCAGCCAGGCGTTCAACTGGATACCTTGCTCCTTGCCGTAAATCAAATGCACGCAGTCCAGTGAATTGACAACAAGGTAAGCGGATGACACCGCTCCCGCCGCGCTGCCGCCAGCAGTAGTGCCCATGTTGGTAGAGTCATACAAATACTGCAATCCCCGGAAACCGGCATCAGTGTCAGAAGGGTTGCCGTAGTAGAACTGAGAACCGAGGTTGATGAGCTTCTGACGCATCACGCCGACAGCTTCATTCGCAAGAACAAAGTCCTCTCCAAACTCACTCGCCGAGAGAACCGCTTCATCAATTTGCATCTGTCCATCCAGGTAGAAACATTGCTGGATTTTCTGGTCCCACGCGGAACTCAAAATGCCACTGCCCTGATTGGCCTTGCGGAAAGTCGGCCCGGCTGGGAGTGATGTTCGCACAAGGCTTTTGTAGGTTGTACCGGAGATAGGACGTCCCATCAGGACATTCGCTTCCGGGGCGAACGTGCGAATTTCTTCAACGACGCCTACCGCCTGGTCAGTGCCGGTCTGTTTGGTGATGTCAAGCAGAGTTAAGAATTTATCAGCCATAAAAGTTTGTTATTGTTGACGATGTTTATTTGACGGCCTGCAAAGTTCCATTGGCGAATTGTTGTTGGATGCTGGCCCGGATGCGAGCCATTCCAGTCAATCCCTCTGTGGCTTCTTTCGGTTTGGCGGGAGTGTCAGAAGGCTTTCCTCCTTTGACCGGCGAGATACCTTGCGCCGCGCAAATTTCAAGAGCCTTCGTGGAAGCGGATTTTTCCACCTTGGCATCGAAGTCAGTCACCACAGCTTTCGCCGCAGTCAACTCGGTTTTAAGTCCGGCGATTTCGGCGTCTTTGGCTGCGAGAATTGTCGCATGGTTTGCAATTGCGTCCGCCTTGGAAATATTGTCAGCTTTGAGACGTTCCGCTTCCGTGGCAATTGCGGAGGAATTGGACTGGGCAGCGTCGCGTTCATCTTGGGTTTTCTTCAACTCGGCATTCAGCCGGGTGATTTCCGCGTTGGCTTTTCCGATATTAAAAAATGTTAGCATTCTGACAATAGGCAGGATGTCAACCTAAAGACTCGATTTAGACGTCTTGTGAGAGGCATTGAGCAGTTCCAAAGCTTGGTCAAAATCTTCCACCACGCCGTCAGTCATGCCGATCTCCGCAGCTTTGCTTCCTGAGAAAACTTGGCCCTCAAGGTATTCATCGGCAATCGCCCGGCGTGAAGTCAAGGCTGCTTTGAAGTCCGCGTGGACTGAATCTACATCCTTTTGGAACATTTCCATTTCCTCTTTGGTCATCGCCTTAAAAGAAGCTCCAGCTAACGTGAATTTTCCAGCGGCAACAGCATTAACCTTAATACCTTGATCTGAGAGTTGTTTAGAGCGATCAAGAAATAGGCAATAAACCTCGCAACAACCTACCATCGTTGAATCAGTCGTATAGAAATTGTCAGCTTGTGAAGCTGCCCATAATGCCGCTGAACAGCATAATTCATCCGCATAAGACATTGTGTCTTTTGATATGTTGGCAATTTTACGACCAAGCTCCGGCGTCCCGACTATCTGCCCGCCGGGACTTTGAAAGTGAAAAGCGACTTTGCGAATGAAAGGATTTTCCTCCGCCACATCAATCATCTTACTTACCCGGTCAATGGAACATCCGCCGCAGAAAATCTCCATTGACGATAGATGCTTTCCAAGGACTCCATGCACTGGAATAATTGCCGTGCCGTTTTCCTCCCGGTAGTTTTCCTCCATGTCTTCCCCAAAGTCATCATCCGGCTCGTCTTCGTCTTTTTCATCCTGCATGGCTTGTAATGGTTGCGGATTAGCCAGGTAAGATTCCAGTCCTGCAATCAAAGACGCATGGTGAGACGGCAAGATAAGCCAGTTCTCCTTTACGAGCTTCGCCAAAATGTGAGTGTAGTTTTTCATTTGTCAATTGAGGTATTTGCCTTTTTCGGTTCCTCTGAATCTTGATCGGTTGAGATAGGGGAGTTTGTTTTGTATCGCCAGATTTTATCAGGGTCAACTCCCGCCTTTTTGCATTGATCTTCAAGGAATTTCCGTTCGCGAATCTTCTGCATGGTGATACGCTCGAAGTTGCCTTTGCGTTTGTTGATCTCCCGCTCGTGGCTGGTTAATCCCGCCTCCAACTCTTGACAGGAAACGTCGCTCGCGTATTTTTTGTCCGCCGTCAATTCTTCCGGCCCGATGTAATGGAACTTCCACCAATCATCGCTTTTCGGAATCAGTCCGATCTTGATCGCTTTTGAAACTCGGTAGCCATTAATCCGCTGCATTGCCGGGAGTAAAAGTAAATCCTGATAGGTCTGGATTGTGCGGTTCACCTTGTCAATAATGATTCGCATTTGCGCACCACCGGCCTTTGTCGGGTCAAGTGAAAAGTCTGTTGACCAATTGACACCGTGAAAGATTCCACGAATGATTCTATCCTCGTAATTTTGAGCGTTTTCTGCTGGCCGGTCATTGCCAGGGCTTGTGATTTTCGATCCCGTCCGCGCTTTAAAGTAACGAATCGTTCCACCGTCAAGCACTTCGTAATTCAACCCCGTTGCCGATGGGTTCACTCCATTGGTTGCGCTTTGTGATGACATGGCTACCTGTGAAGGTGGTATAACAAATCCGGCTCCGGGAGGTGCTTCACCTTTCTCATTTTCCTCGATGTAGGCAATCGCTGAGTTGGCCTTTTGAGCCAGTAAAGAGAATTGACGGCTCTCCATGATGTCCTGCGCGGAGAATGCCGCCGATGCAATCGCGGAGAATCCCCGCACCTGACCACACCATTCCGGGATGAACGACAGAAACATATTCGCCGCCGACACGTCAACAAATTCCGTCACATCCCATGGATTTTCCCCGAAAATTCGATAGGCCAGAGGTTTGAAATAATCGTCAATAATAACCCCATCAGTAATCCGGCAACCCTTGAAAGGTGAGTCATCATCCTCAACAATGACTTGATCTTGACGGGATCCGATGCGATGCGCTGGCACTACTTGGAGGAGAGGATAACCTCCGGGAGCCTCTGTTAAAATCGTCCCTACATCCCCATCTCGAATGACTCCGATTATCACATTGCGCCGGTAAATCCGCATGTTGAAAGGCGGGCCAGCCCGGTCGCAATGCAGGTCATGCCGCGCCATCCATTCCTCTGCTTGATTTCCCCATGATTCATCGTCCCCAAAAAACTGTGGAATGAAACTTGAAGACGATAATTCCGCCATCTCGTTTATCAGTCCCCGGATGGGAGATGAATTGTTGGCATAGAGCATCCGCCCCATGTTCATCATTATCCGCCGTCCATACCAAGCTACGGTCTTGTGAATATCGTAGTCAAGATAAGGAGTCGCCTTACGGTCTGGCGACTGTATGGCTGACTGATAAAGGACATTTGAGCGCCAGCCATTGGCCCATTTGTTTTCGAGGAAGGTTAAAGGAGGTTGGGCCATATCACGGAAGGTCTGCTGTGTTTGAATTGAACACAGAGTCGGAATTAGTCACGTCCCCAGTATAGCAGATTTTACTCCGTGTTACAGGAAGGACTATTCCGGGATGGTAATTCCGGGGGTCAAGGAAACAAAGGTCGTTGAGGATTCGATTGCGCCGTTCGTCAATCGAAAGTTGAGGCATCTTCTTCCCCATCAAACCGTCAACTTCAATCTCGGTTTGAAACCCGGTGAGTAACTCTTCGTCAAGTCTGGCTAATGCAGCTTCAAGCCATGGTTGATCGCGGTTTGGAAAATATCGTTTTGGCATTCCACCTTTACGGGGAATGTCAATTTATATGTATCAATTGCGAGATTTAATCCGGCGGTCTTGTCGCTGGATTCTTCTTTTGGTCAAGCAGAAACTTCAACTCTGGATTCATTCTCCCTCGCCTCATAAAGTCATTTACCAAGTGTTCCTTTCGCCCGTTGTTTTCCATTTCCTTGACTCTTTTTCTGGCGCGTTCCACTATTGCTCGATTGTGGCTCATTCTGATTTTACATTCGTTGTTTGTTCACCGATGACTCCCGCTATGCAAGCAAAAAGAACCTGCATACAAAAGCAATCCCAAAGATGGTTCGGCCTCTTGCCGACGT